CAGTTATTGCCATTTTTATTTATTTTTAAATTATTATTTATTTCTGTTTTTAATTTTAAACTTAAAATCAGAAGCGTCATCACCAAGTACTCTAAACTTTAATCCTCCTGCTTCAATCTCACCATGACTTTGTCTTGGATTCATATCAACATTTTTAGCTTTAGCAACACTATTTTTCATAGCATCAGCCTTACCTTGTTCGTAAAAGTGCTTTGCAACAGCATCCGCGTTCATCGCCGTGTATAAAGATTTATGATAACCCTTAGCATCTGACATTTCATTTTTTTCGTTCAAAAACTTTTTGACAAAATTATTAATGTCACTTTGAGTTTCTTTAACCTCGTTAGCGTTGTTAATATTAAATCTATACTTTTTATCACCGACGTTATATTCAAAACCTTTGAACTTGTCATTAAAAACATTTTCTGTTTTATTTAAAAAATTAGATTTACTAGCTTCTGCTTGTTTTTTAGTCTCTTCTGACTCTTTGTTATATCTATTAAAAAAATCTACAGCTTTTTGTTGTTCGCTAGTAAGCTTACTTCCAGCTTTGATTTCTTCATAGTATTTGGACTTTTGCCTGTCCAGATGGCTTTTAGCGTTGGCAACTTGCTCTTTTAACGCTAATTTTTTTCTTTTTATTTCTCTTTCGTTATCTTCTTCTTCGTCGTAAGAGAATTGATCTTCCATTAGGAAGTTAATTTCTTCGTTATCTAAATGAGGTTTAGTTTGCTTGTAATATTCATATAATAACTCTTTATCTTCTAGTCCACTATAATCTTGGTTAAGCTTAACGTAATCATTTAAATCCCCACCAGTTTCCTCCATAAAATCAACTAACTTTTGAATACTTTCTGGCAAAGGTTTTCCAGTAGCTTCTGACTCTGCCACTGCTTCTTCAATCTGCTCTTCTACCTCAGTAACTTCTTCTTTAGTAGAATCTTCAGTAATTTCTTCTAGTACTGACGGTTCTTCTTGTGTTTTAGCTTCCGGTTGTACTTTTTCTTGTTCTTGTGTGGACTCGGCATTTTCAGACTCTGCAGCCACTCCGCTGTCGTCAGCGTTATCTTCTTTAGTTTCATTTTTTTCTTCTGGTTTAGGTGGTTTACTTAAATCTACTTTTATAACTTCATCATCTCCAGCAGATTCAAATTTACTTTCATCAACTTGTTCAGTTGTTTCTTGGGTAGTTTCTTCAACTACTTGTTCATTTTTTTCTTCCATAATATAATATAATAATAATTAATAAATTCTAACTAGGTTCAAACGCACCTAAATCAAACCCGCCACCTAATATATCATTACCTGCGGACTCAAAGTTTTTAGGTGGTTTCCCACTATTTCTTTGCTCGATCATTTCAGATTGTTGTGTAGCTTGTATTTTTGTTCTCTCATCTTTACGATCTTCTTTTTCTTTTTCTCTAGCTTTCATGCCTTCAACCTCAGCATTCTTTAACTGCATGTTCATTTGAAACTCTAATTGCATCAACTCTTTCTTATACTCCACTTCTTGTTGCATTTTTTGAGCTTCTAATTGAGCTTTAATCTGCTCTAATTGAGCTTCGCTTTGCGCTATAGCTTGATTTTTTTGAACATCAGCTTGGGCAGCCACTTGAGCTGACTGTTGATTTAGTTGAGCTTGTTGCTGCATGTTTTGCTGTTGAATAGCTTGATCTTTTTCTTGCTTTTTCTTTCTACGTATTTTTAACATTTGGTTAGCAAGTTTAACATTTTTAATTTCTCTAAGATCTATAGCATCTTCTAGTTCAATGTTTTGCTGTTGTAATGCCATTTGAATATTATTTTCTAGCATCATTTTTTCTTCTTCATCTGGTTGTAATTCTAAGAATATTCCAAAGTCATAAAGATGTAACTCAGTCATTTCTTGCAAAGTAGCTACATTGTGCGCTCCTATAGCTTGAATAAAAGCATCTCTTGTAGGAGAATATTCTATAATGTCAGATATTCTAAGTGACAAACACTCTGCTGTTTCAGCTGTTAAATATAAACCAGCTTGTAATATATGTCTAGTAGCTGTATTACTATTAGCTGCTGCTAATTTTTGAACTCCTACTAAGGCATTTTTATCTGGCATACTACCGTCTCTAGCTTCGTTAAGCCCGGTTACATCTCTTATCATTTGCAAGTAATAATTATAATTACCTATAAGAGCCTGCATTTTATTACCACCACTACCAGATGTTATTTCTTGAATAGGTACTTTACCAGGATTCATATCACCATCTTGTGTAAATGATCTACCTATTACAGAACCAGTTTGGAAAAACATGTTCAATGCTTCTTGTGGATTATAATTTGTACCATTACCCAAATCAACCTCAGCTAAACCATCAGCATCAAGATAGACACCGTCTGGTACCATTCTAGCCATTACTTGTTGTAGTTTTAAATGAGTTAACTGAATCATATCAGCAAAACCAGTTATACGTTTTACTAATGAATCAATTTTTCCATTATACATTCTAGGAGCAACAATAGCATAATTCATTTTTACTTTTGTAAAATCACTTTTAGGACGCATCATATTTTTTGCCATCTCCCATTTAAGTAATTTTTCAGTACCAAGTACCATAGCACCTTCGTATAGAGTTTCTATAGAACGTAACATTCTACTGTAACCACCCTCCATATTTTCAGGCGGATTGAAAGTGTCATCTTTAGGTATAATTTTATCAGCGCCAGTTCCAGTTTGTTTTACTTTATAAACCTCATTCATGTAGGTTTTATAATTAAAATACAAAATCTGAACAGTGTTATTATCTTCTTTGTCTACTGAGTATCTTGAGTTAAAATGAGATCTATTAGTAGCTTTGTTTTTCATTATATCTTCAAGATCACCCTCTGTTAAATGAGGAAATTGTTTTGCTAGTTCATTTACAGGTATAGATTTTACTTCACCAACATAATATATGTCATCAAAATAAGGAGAGTCAGTATAAGAGTAAACTAAATTTGCTGGATCTACGTAATCTATGACAACACCTTCAGAAGTATTAAAACCTGTTTTTACAGCTCCTATACCTAAAACTGTCAAATCGTAATAAAATTGTTTTTTAGTTAACTCATATTTACTACCTTCAAACAACACGTTTAAAGCTTGTTCCTCAGCTAGCTCAACAGCTTGTTTGTAAGTTAATTGCATATGTAAACCTAATTCTTCCTCAGAGTCAGGTAGTGTTTCTATATCATTCTCAGCTAAAGAAATTCCAAAAGCTTGTTTAGAAAAAGCATCTAATTCTTTAGTTCTCATATCGGCTAATATAGATTCCATGTATTTAGTTCTTTTACTAACACCGTATCTATCTTGTGAATAAGCTTTTATATCGTAAGTTCTTTCTGAAATACCATTAACAACAATATCGACAAATTTAGATATAATTGGAACAGGTTTCCAATCTAAATTAAGATAGGACAAATCACCGTTTATAGATAACTCATCCTTATATTTTTGTATAGATTGCTCTCCTCTAGCATACAATCTTAATTTATGAAAATTATTGTAGTTAGACTTGTATCTATTAACACTTTTATCATTGTAAAACCACTCTGTTTCTATTGCTTTACCTACCTTTAAGCCATAATCATAACTTAGCTTCTCAGCATCGCTTACAGTTTGACTCGGGAAATAACTTTTTATGCCAGACTCTGCCATATGTTTATTTTATTATTTGTGAATTAAATCCAGTATTACTATACTTAGAAATGTTTATGTTTAATTTAGGTTTTTCAACCTTAGCGTTTGGTGCATATAAATGTCTATTGTTAGCCATAATGGCTAAACCAGAACTTATTGACGCATCAAATTTTGTTCTTTTATTTATATCAAATTTACTCCAATCGTTAAGCAGTTCGTTAAAATATAAATCACCAAATGTTCCATCTTGCTTCATACCTACGTGATCTTGAATATACATTTCGATCGCCGCCGCGTGAGCTTGTTTTATGTCTTCTGAAGAGTTAGGTATTCCACCTACTTCTTTTTCTGCTACAGATAATTTATTCCAAACTTTATCAGGTCGATTCATACTAAAACCTCTATATCCTCTTCTTCTTAAATAGTATAGTAATCTAGGTTTATTGTTCTCTGCTAATATTGGCATTCCATAAAATACTAACGCCATTAAAACGTCTTCAAAAAACATTTCTGCCGTAGGTGGTCTTGATAAGTATTCTAAAAAGAAGCTATTCGCAGGAGCGTCCTCCATACTAAACCTGGTTAAGCCGTGTAATGCTCCTTTAGAACCTTGTCCATCTACGGTTCCTGATATA